ATTTTAATTAAATTATTTTTCACACTTCCTGATATATCAGTTGGATATATAGTTCCGGTTTCTTTTCCTAAACGATGCCTACCTCTTATCGGTCCTGTTGGTGGAATATTCAAACTTGCCTTACCGGAAAATCTTAAAAAACCTGTATCAACAGGCATTCTACCTCCATCGTTAACAGGTCGAGAACTTTCCTCTATTAAATCTTGAATACTATCCTTCATTACAGCAAGAGCTTTTTTTTCAGCTACTTCTTTAGCTTTTTCATATACTAAATTTATCTGCTGAGAGTAATTATTGGTTATTTTTTTCATCGTTCACCTGTTTAATAAAATCAATTCTATATTCACATTTACAACGACAATGAATTATCTCATGTAAATCTGCACCTAATGAGGTATCACCCGGATAAAGCAATTTAGAACCTCTTGAAGTTTCAAAAACCTCGTTAAAACCGATAGCATTACTTTTGTTATAACGATTACCTAAATTAACATGAGATTGTCTAACTCTTTCATCAGCACTGTTAGACCACCATTTTGTAACCATATCCTCTGTTATCAAACCTTCTTCTATATTCTGAGCTATGGCTCTATATTCACCTCGATTAATAGCCTGCATGGTTTCGGTTCGTGCTATAGCATCAGCTCTGTATTTCAAAGCTTTACTTTCATAAGCAGTTATAAGCTGACTTATCTTTTCTTTACTCAAAGGTTTCTTGTCTTTTATAGCTTTTTTAACGATTGAATCAAATCGCTTATCTCTTAAACTCAAAGCAAAATAACGCTCATCTAAATTCTGTAAATACAACCTAGCATTATTAACCCATTTTGTTTGATTACTCGCTAAACCAATAGTACCGCCGATTCGTTTACCTGTAACTCTATCTTTTCTACCGACAATATTAAGAGCTGTTTCACGAGGATTTATACCTCTTGCCATACCATCAGTTAAAGTTTCCCTGATAGTATCACGCACTTCATTGCTTATATTAGTAATAAAATTTGATGAAAAATTTTTAAGCTCGTTTTCAGCAAACTCATCTCGAATATTAAAAACAGCTTTTGTTAATCCTAAACCGTTTCGTAATCTAGGCCATTTATCAACAATCATATTGCCTGATTTTTCATAAACATCTTCAATCTTATCAATAATTTTATTAAGAAATACAACATTAAAACCACTCGCTTGCACGAGTCGTTCCAAATCATTATCCTCAATAGCTTTAATCATTTCATCAATATTAGCATTTCCTGCTATATCTTCTATTGTAGATATAAATAGGTTTCTAATTTCGGGAATTTGTAATGCGTAAAACTTTTCAAAGGTTGTAGCCATCGGTTAACCCTTTCGGCAAATAAACCGCCATACGACAGGTTGACCTGTACCCTCAACGGCTGTAGGTGCAACCGATATATCTTTAATTAATTTGTATTTTTCACCTTTGATTTTAATAAAATCATTAATTGTAATATAAATATCAGGTATAACAGCAGCGGTAATTGTTATATCACTAGCAGCTACATAATTATTAGTTATTAAATATTCATAACTAACACCTGATATAGTTGCATCTAAATCATAAATATCTTCTTTTAACTCTGCAGGCTCATCTAATGTGCCACCGCTCGATTCAGTGTAATGATACAGTTTAATATCACCTTGTCTAAACTGTTTCAAAACTGAATTAGCAATTTTTTGCATTTCTTGATAAAACATTAGCACCTCGCTGCTCTGCCTACCAAAGAGCTAGAATTACCACCTTTATTTCCGTCTATTAATATACTCATTAAGCTTTGAATAATAGGTATTTGAGTTTGAACATCACCTACAGAACTAACGGCGCTGTTATATTCAACTGTAACAGCGTTATAAACAGAAACTTTTGAATACTGAGAAGGTTGATAGTCAATCTGTAACGAACCAGTGTTAGTTAATTCTCGTTTAGCAGCTTCATAAGTCGCATGGATAACTTGTATAGGTATTTCATCATTCTTAAAATTATAATAAGGATAAGTTTGTACCATTGCTTGCTGACGAGGCCAAGAACGCTCTTGTTGAAAAGTGTTCTTGTAACCTATCCAAAGATCCTCATATTGACTATCTAACCACTCGGATGCTACAAGCAACGCAGCGTTAATTTTGTCCTCATCCCAATCGACAGGGAGCTCGAACCCTCTGGCACTAAAATAATTCTCAAAATCTGCCGCGTCACCGTAAAACATTATTTTTCTCCAATAAGAGCTTTCAATTCTTCATCTTCTACAGGTTTCTTTTCCTCAGCTTTAGCTGCTGGTTTAGCCTGTTTCTTCTCACCGATTTTTTCGTGAATTTTATCATCAAAATCGGATTCGTTGATAATCATTTCATATTTACCCGGTTTATATAAAACCTTCATGGTAGCTACTTCATTCATAATCATCTCCTAAAATTAAAGGGCAGGGCGTTAACCCTGCCCTTAGCGTGATTAACCAAGCAGAACAGCAACGTGCTCAGGTTTAATAACTTTAACACCCCAAGCGCAAGCCAATTCCATACGCATCTTACGATAACCTTCGTAAACACGAGCTTCGAAGGCTAAACCAGAACGAGGATCGGTAATCATCATGCTGTCAACGGCAGCGTCACGACCACCCGGCAAAGCAGGAGCACGAGTAACGAGCTGAATTGCGCTACGAGTGAAAGCAACGTTGCGAACTGAACCACCAACTACGGTAACAGCGCTTTGAGCTGCAACAGCCTTCTTCAAACCACCGAAAATCTTAAATTTAGCATTAGCAGCTAAAGAAGCAGGGATTTCAGATACTACATACTTGGTGTTGTCACCAGCAATGGTGATAACATCACCAACTTTCAAAGCGCCAGAGGTAACAGCATAAGCTTCCAATTCCTTAGCGCCTGCGGCGGCTTCTTTCAAAGTCAAACCAGTAGCATCGCCAGCGGTAGCGTTCAAAACTTGTGCAGATTCTTTAATCGACAATCCAAACAAATCAAGTAATTCGCCTTGACGCAAGGTCATTGAGCTACCAGCTTCGTTAACTTTGGTTAACTGAGTTAAGTTACGCAAGTTAACACCAGCAGTGGTATCAATAACCAAAGAACGTTCAGATCTCGGAGTACCATTGTCATCCAAAACTTTACGAATGTTAGCAGCATCGCTCAAGTTTGAAGCAAACGGAGTAGTACCGGCAGTACCCCAAGCATAAGAAGCATGAGCACCAGCCTCAGCAGCAACATCAGCTTCAATCAAATTGCAGAGTTCACGAACAGCTTGCTCAACATTACCGTTCATGTGATAGTTAGCACCCATACCATTTTGCAAACCTTGATATTCCTCACCAGTCAAACCGAAAGAAATATTTTTAGATTTCGTGATTTTGATAACGGTATGATCAACTGTGAAATCATCCGGCTCAGGAACAGTCATTGACGGGGTGGTGTCTTTAGCTTCACCCGGAACACTGATAGGAACAATGATGTCCTCGCCTACAGCAGCGCGTTCAGCGCTAGAGTTACGAGCTACGGAAGGAATGAATCCAACCAGCTCTCTTGATACAACATCCAAACCTTGATACAAGTCAGGAATCATTTTGGTTAAAACATTACCCATATTAAGCACCTTTCAATTAATTAAAACTTTTGATTTGGTGCGTAAAAAAGCGCACCGATTGAAATTACAGGTTATCCAACCTAAGTGCGCTTCATCTATTCCAAGACTTTAGCAATTATACTTTAACAGCTAATTTCTAATCTGTCAACTGTATTTCACCTTTACGCATTTTATCTGCATATTCAGCTTGTTTAGCAGGTGATAATTTTTCAAAGTCAGATCGTTTCATGTAACGACCACCACCTATAGAACCACCGCCTGTTCCTGCACCTGAACCACTAGGAATATTAGCTTTCAAAATGCTTTCCTTGTGTGGATGACTTTCAGCTAAAATACGCATAGCTTCTTCAACCGTTGCAGGTTCACCCATGCGTTCTTGACTCATAAGGCGTGAGCCATCGTAACCGTAAGCAACAACATCACCGTTTTCAACTTTGAAATTGCTACGGAATTTAGCCTGAAACATATCAACAGGTACAGCAACATTATTGCGGATAAAATCACTGTTAGCAAAAGCATTGTCGATAATCATGTTATCATAACGAGTTTTCAACTCTTTCAAAGCTGTATCTTTTTCATTCAACTGAGTTTGAAATTGTTGAGTAATTTGAGCTTTAAGTTTATCAACCTCACCGGTATCAATGAGTTTGTTAGCGTCCAATTTGCTAACAGTGTCTAAAGCTTCACGAGCTTTTTGGGCATCGATACCTTCATAAGCTTTCAACTTAGCTAAAGCTTCCTCTTTAGCTTCACGATGTTCCTTGGCTTCTTTATTCAAACGAGAAATGGTATCAACACCAACTGTTTTTTCCATACCGTTTGAATCAACGTACACAGGATCACCGTCTTTTAAAACGATGTTATTGTTTTCATCTAATTTCCATGCCATTTTATTTTTCCTCTAAATTGTTAAAATTATTTAAGTCTGCTTCGTCTGTGGAATCGATAGGTTCGGTAGGAATATCATCTAATAAACGCTGTTTTTCACGCTCTACTGTAAATTCAGCAGATAAAATCTTACGGCGTTTAAGTTCTTCCCAATAAGTTTCTTGAGATATATCATGCCGTTCACGAGCTTTACCAAGTTCCTCTAAATCCGAACCATCTTCAAGCACGTTATCGAATCCGGTATAAATATTAACCTCAATTTGTTTATCGTAAGGAACATTAGGATTTTCCCACAACATAGTGATATAAAGAGCATTCTCTAAAGCGTCTTTAAGAGCTAATGCCCATGTCGTTACAGCAGATTTAGCTTTACCTGCTGCAATAGATGTTGTAACCGTTGTAAGTTGTGAGGACAATGCTGTAAGCGGTTGTCTGCCCAACTCACGCAAGTCAGTTTTGGTTTTATCAATATCTTTTTTCAAAAATTCAAGGCTGTTTGCATTAGGTTCAACATATTTCCAAGTGCCACCGCCACCGTTTTTAAGTTCTACACCATATAAAACTCGGTTAGGGCCGACACATATCTTTTCAGGTTTACCAGTGCCATCAACTTTAGGTTTAATACCGTCAGTTGCAAGCATTGGATAGCACGCCAAACTTTTAATGTACTCCAAAGCAGATTCGTTCTGATAAAGTTTAATCTGCAAAGTTGCAGCGTCTTTCATACAAGGATAAAATTTAAATCTATTACCATCTCTACGACCTGTTATAAACGGAACAACAGGTATAAATCCTATAGACATTTCACCTGAGGCTGTTTCAATAAACTCATCTTCTGGCTTATCAAAAGTCTCTTGTTTTTGATATAAATGCCACATAATATGCTTTTTACCGTTTAAATCATATTCTTCACTGTAAACTCTAACTTTTACAGGCTCATCACCGTAAGCAGGCTCTTTATAACGGAAATAATCAACAATCTCTTTAGCATCCTCAAAATGACTTCTAACCTCGAGCACGTTTTTAGCCAATATATGACGCCAAAAAGGTTTAAGATTGCGTTTTTTAGCATCTGCAATAGTCATACCATTAGCTGCTATACTCGTTGTAGGATAATCAACGAAAATCCAATCAATAGAGTAATTGATACCGTTAAAAAAGGTCAAACCGGCAAAACTCGAAAGATTATTACCGCAACCATCAACGTCCTCGGTAAATTCTCTCATTTCGTCAGTTACCGCATCACCTACGATTGTAACTTCATCTTGGAACGGTTTAGTAGCCAAACCTTCCAAGGTATCACGATAAATATTAGTAAATTTACCGTTGTCTAAGCGAAATTGATAATCTCTATCTTCTTCATCAGGAAATTTAGGTAAATATTTTGTACCACCTTTTTTAATTGCATCTTCACCTTCTACAATGTCTGTAACCATGTCGAAATAAGGTAGCATACTTTCAATATCTGGTGTACATTTCAATAAATCTTTAGGCATTTTCTACACTCCATAAGAACCTATTATTAAACTGCTGTTGTTATCATCAACAGGGAAGAAAGCAAGCACCCCACTGTCGGCAAGGTTTGGTGATCGCATTCCGTCCGGCTTTTTCTCTATAAGCAATTTCAACCTCGAACTATGTCCAACCGTAGGTTGCGCAAGTTCTTTTTTTAACTGTTCCAGCAACCTCATAGAGCCATCGAGAGAAATGAGCTCATCTACAGGATAGACCGCACCCTCAGTTCGAGCTTTGAACGTCTTATAAAAGCGAGTACGGAGTGACCACCAAGCCTGCGCTTTTAAGTTATCAAAAAAATCTTTATTTTGCAAGCTCTCATTATCATCTGGTATAATCCTATCCCATGGGTTGACCACAGATGCCCCTGCATTCCAAGGAATAAAGGGTATTTTCCATGCTTCAACAATACCCTCGTCCGCTGTAAGCCTGTTGTACTCTGTTTTGACACCAGCGCCTACACCGATACAGTCATACATACAGGTTATATGCCCTGTATGCTCTCTACAAGCTATGACAGCCTTACGAGCTGTCACACCCGGATCTCTCTCGCCCCACTCGTCCACTGACCGCCATATTATCCACTCTCTAAGCGTCAGTGCGTTCCGGTCATTACCCTCGTCAGCCACATCAAGCCCTGCATACCACTCATTCAAATGCTTCTCCACCTCACATGCTAGGTACTCTATCTCTTTATGAGCGTTTACAGCCGCTTCAATCCATTGATATGGTATGACCACATTGCTGACAGCCGCCGCATAGTTCCTGTCCACCTCTTGAGCAAAAATATGAGCCATACCCTCACGCTCATAGCGAGCTTTACGAGCATCATACCACTCTTGCGTTTTAAGCGGATGGTCACGCCAATCGGCAATAAACACTTTAACGTAGCCCGGAGGTGTTTGAACACCACGCTCCCAAACAATGCCGTTCTCTCTACGGCGGTGAAAAACGTTACCCACGCCGTTCACGCTGGAAATATCAATACGCACGTGGGTATTATCACCCAAAGCTGCCTCAACTTTCTCCGCTCGCTCTAAGTGGGCTGCTTCATCGACCATGTAAATTGAGCGCCTACCACCACGCCCGATGTTGTCACCAGCCTCACCGGCAATAATAGCACCATTCTCAGGGTTTAAAAGTTTCATAAATGTTGAGTGTCGCCCCCAGCTAAAGCCGACAGGCATCCAAATTTTAGGCATTCTTTTAAGCATAAGCCTTATTTTCTCAAAAATGCTATCAGGATCGCCGGGTTTATCGACCAATGACTCCTTACGGCTACCCCAACCTATCGCATCATTCTTAATAAACAGCCACCGCCACACTGAATAAGCACAAGCAAGCCATGTAAGCCCAAAATCACGACATTTCTCCACCAGTCCGCTCTCTTGGCAATGTGAGCAATCCTCAAAAAATTCTATCACCTCTATTTGCTTTGCAAAAAATACAAACGGCATCCATTTCTCACCTCTCAGCGCAGGGTTATTGTTAGTAGGTGACTTACGTGGATCATAGGTGTCAAGCCAGTCCATTATAAATTGCCCCGGTCTGGTGCTATAGTAGGCGCGAGCGCTGGCAAGCTTGCTGGTGTCTGCTAATAGCGCTTTGAGCATCTTAGTGCGCCACCGATACACCGCCGGGTAGTCAGGTGGCCACTGGTCACGTTGAAGGGGCTCAGGTCGCCACACACGTGCTCTAGTGTCCTCACGCGTGTCCGTTGTCCAGTCTGATATGCGCTTTTGTGTCATGCACGCTCCTTGCTGTTGGTCACGCTCTCTAGGAGCTCAGTGTACTCGACCTCCGGTGCTTCGATTGCTTTGCGCTCTTGCTCTTTAAGCTCTTGTGCTACATACTCTTTAAGCACTGGGCGCTCTTGTTGTTTAGTAAGCCCCATCATGTCTGCAAGTGCATTGAGCGCTGGTAGCTTGTCATGAAGCGTTATTTTCCATTTCATCCCCATAGTGCGTGGCTCACACTCGATTGACTTAATGGCGCAAGCTTTGCCGGGTGGCATCTCAGTTAAGTCTTTAATGACCGGCTCACCGTAATAGCCAGCTTTAAGATAGTCAGTAATGTCTGAAAACGCCACTGTCGCAAACTCATGCACGGCTCTGTCGGGTGATATGTCCAGCGAGCGAGCCTCCTCAGTTATGCGCTCAGCAATAGCTGCTCGTACGATAGGGCGATAGAGAGCTTGCCGTGACCTGCGGATGTACTCGTTGGGAATAGGCATGTTGAGAGCACCTGCCACCGGTTGATGGCGTTTGCGTTGTTGCTCCACCACGAAGTCCACATACTCGTCCACCGCCTTGCGCTCGACCTCTGTTAGCAGGTCATAGGCGCTGGTAGGTGTTACTTGCTCGTCTAAGGTGTCTATCATACCCGTCTGAACCTCAATCCTCTGCATTTGCTGGCTTGCGGAGCACCTTTAAGGTGCATGTGTAAATAAGCCAGTGTTATCCCGTTGTCACGTGCTGCCTCGCTCATGGTGTTGTACACGCGCCCTGTGTCAATGCACTCCACCTTGCGTGAGCGTCCTGCACGGGCAGGTGAGCCGTAGCGCGGTGGTGTCATAAGTTTAAGGGTAGCTACAAGCCCCTCACCGGCCTCGCTGGTTGCTACAGGCGTTATGAGCTTGATTGTAAGCTTGTCCGGTAATTTGTCAAGAGAGTGTCTGCGGAGCTCTCTTAAAGTTGGTATCGTTCTCAAGTGCTCACAGCCTATATAAAGTAGCTCCTCTCCATCATGCACGGTGAACACCCACAAGCCGTTAAGAGTGTTGAAGTCTGTTGTTATCTCCATGAGCCATCTCCTGTTGTGTACATCTCAGGGTACTGAGGGGTGCTCATGGGCACTGAGGTAGGAGTTGTAGGCATGGGTATGGGTGTAGGCATAAACACCGGATGCAGTAAGTTGTTAATAAGCGTTGCAACCTCGTTGTCGCTTAGTTTAGGGTTGTTAATCGGATCTGTGGACTGCACTGTTATATGTCCGTTGTGAGGTCCATATTGTTGCAGTTTGTACCCATCAGCCAACTCTATCTCCGCAGGTCTTTCACCATGATGGAATTTAAAAGTCAGCCCTTTGACATGCCGATACCCTGTAACCCCTCTTAAATGATTAGACACGCTTGATTGACTAACTCTGAAAATTTTTACAATGTCTTGAGCAGACCTATAAAACCTTCCGTTCTCAAGGCACTGTATGTAATATTTGTCGTTATAAGTTTGATTATATATATTATAAAGTGGTGTCGGCGATGCTTTCATCCAGCGGTCAAGAGCGTTTTCAGCGTCCAATCTGTTTCCACACCATTGCACTAATTCATATCTATAATCTTCTTTAGGATCAAATTTAGCGTTTATTTTAAAAGGTCGCATACTGATTATATCTTTTAATTTACCATAGAACATAAATACCAATCGTTCTTGGCTGTCATAAACCTTATAAACCCAAAAACCGTCAATAGTTTGAGCGGACAGTGTTAATTCATTACTCATCGTTTATATCTCCTAAAATTTATCTGATATATATCAATATACAAAACTTTTTCGGCGTTGTCAATATATAAAATTTTTAAATTGCGCTTTTTATTGAGGTGGGGGAGGGGTGCTAAAAAGTTTTTGAGCGTTTTGAGATTTTCGGGCGTTGATGTACCCTCGCCCTGATCCGTGGGGGAGTTACCCCCCTTCGCAACGCTTCCAACGTCCTCCGGGCTGCGAACGCCGGTTTATGTGTTGACAAATTAAAGATTGTCAACGTTTAAAGCGTTGAAGGCTGTTGATCAACGTTGATCAAATAGCACAAATTAGGACGGGGTGAGTCGATTCTCTATTCCTTCCTGAAAATATTTATATTGATATATATGTATTTTATATTACTATTTTATCATATATATTGACATAAAATATTGTTAGACTCTATATAGAATTGAATTATTGTTTATATTAGTATATCATATATTGATATATCCTTTAACAGCTTTAAACATTGACAACATATTAAACATATTAAATTAATTTAATACTTGACAATTTTATAATATTAATATATTATAATAATAGATAAGGCAATAAGGCCGAGTCGTTAACAAAGGGAGATATAAAATGAATAATATTGATATTGCACACGAATATTTTTACAATTATATGGATCGTTATTATTATCCAAGATATAAAAGCCTTGGTTATGATCACGAACGCTTTTATTCTTATAATACATTGATCGGTAAAATATGCACGGACGCAAATAATAACCCCGTCCTATTAATAAGCCAAAATAATTTTAGCGTAACAACCGGTAAACATTTAAATTATTTATGGCGCGCTTGCCCGTTTAAAACAATAAGTGTTAACTTAAAATATGGCGGCCGTGATATAACGCCGCAAGAAGCCGCGAATCGTGCTTTAGAGGATTGCAAATTTTATAGCAATCAAAAGTTAACACAAAAAGCAAATCGAGAGGGCTTTTTAACGGCGCTAGCAACTTTTAATGATTTAAACGCGACTTTTGCGCTTAAAATTAAAGCGCCTAAAACATTTATCAAGCTTGCGGACGTTTTAAACAACTCCGAATCGGTTAAAGCGCTTAAAATACGCGCTGCAGAGATTGCACGCAAGGCCGCGGAGGCCGCAAGGCGCAAACTAAACCGCTTATTAAAGGGCCGGACGCTTGCGGAGCTTGCACAAGCCGCTTATAGTTATGAGTCGGAGCTTGACGCCGATCAACGCGCGGAGATTCGCAAAGTGTTAAACCCGTCTAACGATCTAAGTTTTGTTTGGCGTGATAAAAACGGAGATTTTAAAACAAGTCAACATATAACAATTAACGCGGAGGAAGGCAACAAGGCGCTCCGGGCTTATAAAGCCGGGCTTGTTAAACACGGTGATAAAATCGGCTATTATACTGTTTTGGCTATAACGTCCGAATTTGTTAAAATTGGATGCCATAAAATACCGGTTAAAAATTTAATGGAATTAATGGAGGGTTAAAATTATGGATGATAAACAACAAAAAGCGCTTGAAGATATTAAAAAAATTTTAGATTGGTTTGAATATCATAATAAAAATTTAACAAAAGAACAGTTTAATAAATTAGATATAATAAGATATTTATTAATTTTGATAATCGGAGATAAAAAGCA